TATTTTCTTTACTACCAGGCATGCCTGATTTTATTTCATATCCACCAGTTGGACGATTAACACCGCCAGCCATTAAACCTTCTATACCTAAGAGTTGATTAACAGCATCAACCGGTCCACCTAATGCTAAAAGTTGTCTTGCTATTTGTGTTCTTGTTATCGCCATTATCTTCTACCGTCCGGTCTTATATCTAAGTTAATTGTTCCAAAACGCCACGACTCACTAGACGCATCGTTTTCTATTTTTATATTTGCATATCGTCCTCTAGCTCTTGTATCAAATTTAAGACTACTAGATGTTACTGTAAAAGGACTTAATGATGTATCTGTACTAGATTGTGCAGGAAATCTTTTTACAGCTAAAGTAATTTTAGCATTACCGTTTAATGTTTTAAAGTCTGGTATAAATCTTCGCATAGATAAAAAGAATTCTCCATCAGTTCCTTCAGGTTTTATATCAAAATCAAACGAATTAATAAATGATGTTATTGTTGTTGTGCTACCATCAGCATTGGCTTGATCTCTACCTACTTCATGCTCAAACAAAGTTGTTTGTCCTAGTCCTGTTTGACCTACAATAGCAGGAAAAGCACCTGCACCACCTGATACAAACTTAGTAGCTATTGGAGCTGGATATACAGATGCATCAATCCAAGTTGTTCTTGCTTCTGTTCCTGTGTACCAAATAGGAGCTTTTGTTAATGTTGTTTCACCAAAATTAAATACAACATACTTGTCGTTAAAGTCTGAGTTTGATGATGGGTAATACCAAGTCACTTCTGTAAATAAATTGTTAAGTCCTGCTGCAACTTGTTGACCTTTGTTTCTATTTATATTTTCAAATACATGATCTTCTACAGTACAAGGTAATGTTTTAACTGTACCATCAAAGGCAAAGAAACCATTTGGACTCATCCAGTATGCAATACCATCTACCTCAACTGCAGCATTCTTACCTATCAATCCGCAGTTTGTACCTACTTGTTCAAAACCAAAAGTAAAAGGAGCACCTACAAATTTCATGGTATACAATGCATTGTCTGTCCATATTAGAATAGTTTCTTTTGCTTTTAGTGCACCTATAATTTTTGTGCCGTCTTGTAATCTTTGTGATCCTGCTGTGTTAGTTGCAGATGTACCATATGAGTTTATGTTCTCTGCATCAGAAAATCTAATAAACATATTATCTCTTGTTGAACTTGTACCTATCGTTGTTTCCGTACCAAGATGAATTAAGTGTCTTGTTGTAGGTGATACTAAAGTTAATCTTGTAGATGTAGGATTTGCACTTGTAGAAAAGTTTGATGTAGTTGTAGAAGCTCTGTTAGCAAAAGCAGATGCAGCACCAGCATTCCATGTAAATGTTTTTCCGTTTGCAATAGTTGCAATCAATACTTCACCAAAATTATCTAATGACCAAAGACCAGGTTCAAGTGTAATACTAGATGCAGAAGCTGCACTTCCCCATCCACCTGTGTTCCAAGTATCTAGACCCCAACCATAACCATATGTTTGTTCTGCTGGTCCAACTCTTTCAAATACTTTTACGCTCAGCGATCCGCCAGTAGATACAGTTGCAGACGCGTTACTAGATTGTGTAATTGTAAATGTGCTTGTTGTTAGTGCAGTTATAACTTGAAAGTTTTTATCTTCAAAATCAGAGTTACTATAACCTGTGCCTGATGGTAAAGTTACAGAATCTAATTGTACAATGTCACCTACAGCTAGACCATGAGCAGATTTTGTAATTGTACATGTAGCTGAACCATTTGTTGTTGCAATGGTTGCTGATGTTAATGTAGTTTTAATTGGCGTAACATCATACAGTTGACCTTCAAAGTAAATCAATAAAGATTTATCTGTACCGATAGCAACATATCTATTGCCATCTAAATCTACGAACGCATGAAGTTTTCTAGCTACCCCGGAAATAGTTGTGGTTAGTAATGAGGACCAACCACCAACTTTTTCTGGTAGACCATACCTGAATCTAACATTATCAGAATCAACCCATCGTGCTGTTGCACCAACTGTTGTATTCTGTTTGTCAATACCAGGTAAGAATTTGACTTGTTTAAGAGCCATTGTTGCTCCTATGATATTTTAGTCGTTTTATAAACCCAACCTCTAGCTGCGTTAGCATACACCAAAGTAAAGGAAGCACTGTTAGTATTAACTACTAAATTACCAGCGTTACCATTTATGTTAGACCCATTTCGACCAATTGTTATATTGTTTGATGCAGCAAAGTTACCACTGTCAATTATTGTTACTTCGTTACCCACAGATGGTGAGGCAGGTAATGTAACAGTTGCTGCTGTATTAATACCTGTTGCTGATGTGTTAACAAATAATTGATCTCCATCAACAGCTGTGTAGTTAGCTGGAATTGTATAATATGATTTACTAAGTATACCTTTGTTTATGTTTGTACCATCAGAGTATAAAATAGATGTAGAACCTGGTGGTAATGCAACTCCTGTACCAGATACAGTTTTAATAGTTATTGTATAGTTATTGCTAGATCTACCTGTACCATCTTGTACAATGTAAACTCTTTCAAAGTTATCAGGAACTGTAACTGTTCTGTTAGCTGCAAGAGTGCCAGTTAATTTAAGATATAAATTTTTACCATTAGACTCTGCACCTTGACTTATTGCTAGTGCTAAATCACCTGAACCTATATCTAAAGATATATATCCTGATGCTGCTTGTTCTAATTGTTTTAAGTTGTTGTTTGTGATTGTACCCCAGGTACCTGCTTTTTCACCTGTTGTAATTAATTCTAAATTTAAGTTACTACTATATGTTGATGCCATAATTCTCCTACGGGTTTAGTGGATCTATAGGGATCCAATTTTGTCCTGCTCCCGGATTTAAGTTCTGCCACGATACCACAGAAACACTACCAGTTGCAACATTAAATCTGTTGCCTGTTACTACAGCTGGGAACTTAATACCTGCAGTCGCATTACCAATAGATACATTTAATCTATTACCAGTTGCTAATATAATGGCGTTTTGAGCGCCTACTCCGGCAAAGGTTGTTGCTGCAAAAGGTGTTGCTCCAAAAAACATTACAAATTAGTCCAATTCTGGTTAGCGTTAGGGTCAACTTGAGTCCATATTCTAAAGTCTACTTCATCAGTTGCCACGTTTAATCTACTACCTGTTGTAGCTACATTAGCTTTTCCAACCACATTAAAGTTTCCTGATCCAAAAGCAGTTGTAGATACATTTAATCTATTGCCTGTTACAGTCACTATAGCATTTGCTTTGATAGTTGAATTGCCAATAGATATATTTATTCTGTTTCCTGTAAAAGTAACATTGGCTGCACCAGATATTGTAACATTACCAATAGCTGTATTTAGACCATTACCTGATGGTGTAGCTACTGCACCTGCTGTTGTCGTTACACTGTTGTTGGAAACATTTACTCTATTACCAGTTACTGGTACATCTCTTGGTGCTCTACCTTCAGCTGTTCCATTAGCTAATTCTAAACCACTACCTGTTAATACAGCTAGAGCTTTTGCTACAATTGTTGGATTACTTGTAGATAGATTTAATCTATTACCAGTTACAGCTAAATCTACTGGAGCTGTTACACTTGCATTACCAACTGTAACATTTAATCTTACACCTTGTATATTTACGAATGCATTAGGATTGAAACCTACATCTGAGAAGGCTGCGGCTGAAAAGGGTGTAGCGCCAAAGTACATGCGAGATTACCTCGCGTTTGCTGGTATGTTGTTAGTTCCTACAAATGGTGCTGCTGCGAAAGCTAGGTAAATATATGAATTACCTGATGTATTTATACCAGCATCAGTTGATCTTGCTTTAAATCCATTTGAAAGTAAATCAACATCATTACCAGTTCCTTCAGCAGCATTTGCATTTGGATATAATGCGTTATTATCAACATTATAACCCAATCTTTTATTATCAAACATCATCCATCCTGCTGATCCACTATTTGTGTCTTTCAACATAATCCAAGCAGGTTTAAATCCTGTGTAAATAAATGAACCATCAGCATTTCCGTTTCCTGTATAAGAACCAAACTTGCTATAACCTTGTTTTTCTGCGAAGCAGTAAGCTACATAAGTAGAACCTGAACCATTTACTTCACCATCAGTTCCTACAGTAAATAATGATGAAGTTGGTGATGTGTTATTCCAAATACTA